AACAAGTATACCCAAATTTACATACGCCCTACCCATAAAGTCAAGTAAAATCTTTAAAAAAATGAAATTATTTCTATAATTTAACCCATTGAGCGAGAAAAGCAAGTAAAAAATAAATAAATCTTTTTTCTTGACATTGTGGGGTGTGTGGGCGTATACAAATAAAAGTCAAAAAAACTATTGACATTTCAAAAAGTCATTCAATTAAATTTTTATTGCCTATATAGAAAAGTATTGACTTATTGCCTATTTAGTAGTATGTACTTTGGAATCAGCTCGGACAAATTTAATTAAATAAAATTATTGACATAATTAAATAAAGATACTATTTTCAAATAATCATTAACCAAAAAAGGAAATAAAATGAAATTAACTAATAAAATTAAAATGAAAATAGCCCGTTTAAGTATTGACCCGGTTCAATTGTTAACCTATCTAAAATCCCTACAAACTGGAGAAAATCACAAAATCGGTACTAATGGATACTATCTAGATAAATTCGTAAACTGGTTAGAATATGGGGGTAAATTGCCTTTTAACGTTTTCAAGGTAGGAAATAAGAAACTTCCCTTTCTAACGTTTTCAACCTTACCGGTGGTAAATTGCCCGGGGGCTTTGGATTGCTTGGTCTATTGCTATTCCTTGAAAGGTTGGAGATACCCGGCTGTGTTTTTTGGTCAGTTACAAAATACTCTATTAATGAATGATTTCAGCATAATAGAAAGGGAATTAAACCGGGTTTTAAATAGCTCAAAATTTAGGGACAAATCAAGGGTAGATTTCCGGCTTTATGTGGACGGGGATTTTAAAACAATTGATGATTTAAAAAATTGGATGAATCTTTTGGATAAATTCCCGGTTTTAAGTTCCTACGGATATTCCAAGAGTTTAAACCTATTTTTACAATTGAATGAAACCGGTTTTAAATTCCCTAAAAACTACGTTTTAAACCTTAGTAACGGGGGGAAATTTGATATGTTTAAACCAATACTCCAAAAATTGGATTTTGTACGGGGAAATTTTACAGCCGTTAAAGGTAAGATTTCAGAAATTAGGAAACAATTTAAGAAGAAAATATTTATCTGCCCGGGGGAATGTGGCTCTTGTACTTCTAAGGGTCACGCTTGTGGGAATAATGATATTTTTGGAGGTATGGAAATAGTTATCCCTATTCATTAAAAACCTAACATATCAAACCAATACAAGCCCCCTCATTTAGGGGGCTTTTTTGGTGAAAAAAGGAACTTAAAAACAATGATAATTACATTAATTGAACTTGCTCTAATTGTTACGGGTTTTTTGCTATTCCGTTTCATAGGGTTAAAAATCTTTAAATAAAACGCTCTAAAATAGCTTAAATACGGACTTTTTTTACTTTAATCATACATAACCAAGGCTAGACTAAAAAAGCTCGATTTTAGGCAAATTTAAGGGCAAATTCTCACTATTGAGAACGAGTCTCAATAAGAAACCTTAATGAGAATGAATCTCATTATCAAGTTCTTAATGAGAATGAGTCTCAATAAGCAAATGAGATTGAGTCTCAATAACTATTGAGAACGAGTCTCATTATCGTTTATATTTATATTTATAATTTATAATTTATATTTGAGATTGAGTCTCATTATAATTAAGCCCAAATTTATAATCAAAGAATTATATTTGTCAAGAAATATTTTTTTTTTATTTTTTTCTTGACTTTTGCTAAAACCCTCCAATTATTTTTTTAACAAAAATGAAAAAAAGACTTGACAAAAGTTTTTTTAGTCTGAGAGAAAAAAAGTTCTTGACTTTTGGATTTTTAGGTCAATTCGCTGATTTTGCGATATTTTGGGGTTTCTTGGAATCTTTTTAACTAAGCGATAGTTAGTATTAAAAAAGTTTTTTACGAGCTTCTAGGGGCAAAATACGGACAAGATTCTCGGTGGAACTATAGCAATATATGGGTTTACAGGGATTTTTTTAAAAAAAGTCTTGACTTTAATTTGTAGCCTATGTAAACTTAGTGGTCAAATAAAAGGAAATAAAATGAAAAAACCAAGACAACTTAAAACCAAAGAACTCAAGAAAGGTGTTGCACAAATGATTAGATTAAAAGATGGCAATACAAATATGGGTTGGATTTACTTAGCTTACCATAATAATGGTGCAGTACAAGTTCATCAAAAATTTCAGAAGGAAGATGATTGGGAATGCGTAATGAATGTTGATAGACTGTTAATAGGATTTCCTAGTGATAGTGATAGCGTGAAAGTTAAGGCAGAATTATAAAACTATAAATAATAAATAAAGCCCAATTTTAGCCGACTCATTTAGTCGGCTTTTTGGGTGGAAAAAGGAGTTTAGACAAATGGAAATAGAAATAACATTGGAAGCAAAAGCATTTTTGAATTATCTAACTACTCAACAGAGAAAAGAGGTAATGGAAAGATGTGAGGAAGTAGGAATTTATAAATTAGATTATGAATTGCTAGGTAAAATCGTTAGAGAATTAGGATTATAAATAAAAGGAAATAAAATGCAAATTAATAAACAACAAATCGAAAATATTAGGGAGCTAACCCAAACTAATAATCATACAAGTGCTAGATTATATTTAGCAAAATTACTAGGCAGTAAGAATCATATAAAGTTTTATTCTGCTATTAGTGATATTCAAAGTATTTATGGTTATAAACATTTTTATTTAAGTCAAATTTTTAGTGAGATGGAAACACCTTTTATGAGGTATCTCAAACACACGCTAGATAATTATGATGAAGTATATCGGGCTTTATAATGCAGACAATTACTGATAAATACTTAAAGAGCCTTTTTACGGCTATTGGTGGAGAACTTAAACAGCTTGTTAATAATGCAGAGTCAATGCCATATACAACTAAGAATAATTATGGTAGGTATATGGATTTATTAACGATGCTACAGCCTGAAGTGGGTTTGGATAATGCAGTTCAATTACTTATAATGGCAGAGGGTAATAAAGAAGGTATACTGGATGCTAAAAAAGTTCTTGACTCTTATAAATAAGCACTATAATTTGAAACTCAATTTAAGGAGAACTTACAAATGAAACTTACAATAACAGTAGAATCAGAAGAGCAAAAACAAAAGATATTAGATGTCTTGGAAGAAGCTGAAATGGAAGGGAAATTAGACTATGCTTATAGCGTAAAAGTAGAGGAAGAATAATGATTACAGAACAAGACATTATATTTGATAATTTATATCCTGACATATCTGAAAAACTAGATGCCATTTTAGATGAGGTTATAGCAGACATAGAAGAAGAGTGGGGCATTAACAATGATATGATGATGAGAATTGTTGACACTTGGTCTTTGGGGGTATCTATTAGACTGCCATTAGAAACCAAAATAGATGAGAAAACAAGAGAGATGTTAAAAGAGTGGGAGAAAAAAAATGAAACAAATAAAAGTAAATAATGTCAGGACAAAAGCACTTCATTGGTGGAGGTCTTTAAGTCCTGAGATGAAGAAAACAATGATACATAATCCACACGTCAATCAAACTGATGTTAGACCAAACATTCATTTTATAGATAGGTCAAGCATAAGAATACATAGGATGTTTGAGAATTGGTTAAAGTGGGAAATAGGAGGAGATAACCAATGAGTATATTTGAAAGTGTATTTTTTGGCTTGGTTATAATGTTGCCTACTGTTTATGCAGTTATATTAAAGACTAAACTTGAGGTAGCAGAGTATGAGAGAGACTATTACAGAAATAAAACGCTTGGTCTAAATGCTACAATTCGCAGACACTTAGGTTATAAGGAGGAGGAGTAATGGGAAGAGTGAGAATAACATCGGATGAATGCCCTAGTACAGAAATGGATATATCACTAGCACATCAACATAGAATAAAGTCAGGAATGGAAGGAGAGGGTTCTTATACTGACCTATGCGTAAAGTTTTGTACTGAGTGCAGAAATTGTTACGAGATAGTGAGAACTGAAACCATAAAATATGGCAAGAGGTATTATACTTATAATATGATGTTTTTAAAAGATTTTCCATCTTACGGAAAAGAAAAGAAAACTTGCCCTAAATGTTTAGGTCAAGAATTAATAAAAATAGTAAAACAATAGGAGAACGCAAATGTGCTACTATGATAATAACAAAAAGAAGTTCCAAGATGATTGCTATGAATTAAATAATGCAATAGGAAATTCGATAACTGATGTTGAAGAAAGTTATGGCAAGGAAAGAAGTCAAGCAATAACAACAGAAGTCACACCAGTAGTATTAACTCTCTTACTGGCAAGGCATTTTAAGTGCTTTTTTTACAATGAGCCTGAAGACATACTAAGGTATATGAATCATATAAAAGATGCCTTTGTACAAGAGTGCGATGTTAGGGATGAACTAGATATGGTTGACAGTGTTGACTATGTTGACGGAGTCCAAGCATAGTAGCTATTTAGCCCTTGTTATGAAGGCTTTTAATGATTATATTAGCAAGGGCTATCTACACATTATATTTATAAAAGGATAAAGAATTAATGCCATTTCCATTCAAGCCAAAAAAAAGGAAGAAAAATGTTGCGAATGAACAGAGAGGAAAAGACTCTAGTAAACGCAGTAAAAAAAGAGTGTGCCAATTATAATACTGGCTTTAAATGCTCAGGTATTATGATAGGTGGAAAGCTACAACAATGGGTTGATAAAGCATACGCAGATAAACCTTGTGTTGTTGCTAAAGGCAAGGAGTGCGATTATTATAATCGATGTGTCAAGCCAGTGGTGGGATTTTGATTGTCATAGAGTGGTTTCTCGATTTTCCACTCTCATTGGGGGGAGATTTTTCCTTTTACTCCCCCCTTTATAAAAGGAGATATAATGAGTGATTATTATTTAACAGAGTGTTGTGATGCTCCAACTATCACATATATGGAAGAAAGACCTATTCCAAATCACGAAGAAAGTTTACAGAACCAATATACTTATATTATGGGTATGTGTTCAAAATGTAAAGAGTGGTCAGATTGCTATTTAGACGAAGATAGTGAAGATTGGCAAGATGAAATAGAATATATTAACAATCATTTGGAGGACTGATGATAAAACTTGATAGTGCCTATTATGGATTGATACCATCAGAGGTAAGATATAGTAAGAAGTTACAACCTCTTCATAAACTTTTATATGCAGAAATAACTGCTTGTTTAGATAGAGATGGTGTATGTACAAGAAATAATCTTTATTTTAGTAAAGTTTTAGATGTTAGCAAGGGTACTGTATCTAACTATCTTAACGTGCTAAGAAAGCAAGGATTTATAAATATTACTATTGAAAATGAAGAAGGAACGATGAAATTCCTAAATCGCTATATTGTACTTACCCCTATTTCCCCAGGTGTAGGGGTAGAGAAATCTAATGAAGATACCCATACATCAGATAATTTAGGGGTAGAAGATTCTTCTCCTCTAGGAGATGCCCAAAACTCTACATCCGTAGATGGAACATTATTACATAGTAATAATAATATAAATACTATATATAAGAAACATCAGGCAATATATACCCCATTAAATAAAAGTATTAATGATGAACAGAAAAATGCCTTGTTGAAAATTGTTATGCCTTTTTATGAAATACAACGAACTAGGCATCCTAATATGATTAATTCAGGATGGAGTGATGATAAGGATATTATAAATGGCAGTATAAATGTTCTATATCAATTAATTAAGATTGATGGCTACGAATATGAGTCTGTGAGAGATACTATTAG